TTTGGATTAATACACATGATTGGCGGATTGAGTCGTACCGCAACGGTCGCTCTCCGCCAATTATTAGATGCAGGAACATTATCTAATTTACCTGCAGGTTTTAAACAAAGAGGCGTAAGAGTAAGAGATGAAGCATCACCAATTCAACCTGGTGAATTTAAAGACGTAGATGCACCTGGCGGAAGTTTAAAAGATGCTTTCTTACCTCTTCCTTATAAAGAACCATCAGCTACTTTATTACAATTAATGGGTATTGTTGTTCAAGCTGGTCAAAGATTTGCAGCTATATCTGAACTACAAGTAGGAGAAGGTAATCAAAACGCAGCCGTAGGTACAACTATGGCTCTTATGGAAAGAGGATCTAAAGTAATGTCCGCTATTCATAAAAGATTATATTTTTCTATGAAAAGCGAATTTAAATTATTAGCTAAAATAGTTTCTACTTATTTACCACCAGAATATCCTTACGATGTTGTGGGTGGTGCAAGAGTTATTAAGCAAATGGATTTTGACGATAGGATAGATATTATTCCTGTAGCTGATCCAAATATATTTTCTATGTCTCAAAGAATTACAATCGCACAAACAGAATTACAATTAGCAATGTCTAATCCTCAAATGCATAATATGTATATGGCTTATAGAAAAATGTATGAAGCTATTGGAGTAAAAAATGTTGATCAGATTTTACCTCCTCCACCACCGAATATGCCAAAAGATCCAGCGATTGAAAACATTGATGCTTTATCAATGAAACCTTTTAATGCTTTCCCTGGTCAAGATCACAGAGCACATATAACAGCTCACTTAAATTTTATGGCAACTAATATGGTTAGGAACCAACCTCAAGTAATGGCTTCCTTACAAA